TTAATTGCCTTAGGAAGGGTATATTCATAAGCCAGGGATTCAAAATAGGTTCCAAGGTCCCTCATATCCCCCCTGTCCGGAGTTGCAGTTACTCCAAGCACCTGCGCCCCATCAAAATGCTGCAGTACTCTCTGGTAACTGTCTGAAATACAGTGGTGCGCTTCGTCAATGATGATGGTCTGAAAATAATCAGCTGGGAATGTTCCCAGCCGTTTTTCTCTCATAAGGGTCTGTACAGACCCTACCACAATACGAAACCAGCTACCCTTGCAGGAATCCCCTGCTTTTTCGACTGCACATCCAAGCCCTGTGGCTTTATATATTTTATCCGCTGCCTGTTCCAGCAGTTCTCCTCTGTGCGCAAGGATTAACACACGGTCTCCCCTCCTTACACATTCTTCCGTTATCTTGGCAAATACAATGGTCTTTCCACAGCCTGTGGGCAATACCAGGAGGGTTCTCCTGGTGCCATTCTCCCATTGTTCAAAGACTGCCTCTTCTGCTTCTTTCTGATAAGGTCTTAATTCCATTAGAATTTCCCTGCCTCAAATTTTTTTGGTTCTTTTGGATACAGCTTTTTAATCCGGTTGATAGTTCTCTGCTCCCCATCTTTTTCATATTTATCAATTTTCAGTTCACAGCGTCCTGTAGAAGTCGGCAGCATGTTCCAGTTCATGCGGAATTCCTCCCCTTTCTTTTTCAGCCCTACGCTGGTAAAAAGCTCAGAAAGTTTCCATTCCATGGATGTATGCAGAATAAAGTTTTCATTTACACTGATATCTTCCCCATGTGGATTGTGAATAGTAAAGGTCACAATGGCCATGTTACAGGGTGGAAGTTTCCCAGCCCCTTTCGAGCGCCCACGCTCAAATTTCTCAATAGTAAAATCATAATCCCCTTCCGGAAGGGTAATAAATTCCTTCCCGTCATTTTTGATGGTATCATCCCATCCAAATTCTCTTCCTTCGATACTCATAACTTCTTATCCTCCTATTTATTCAAATGGTATTTCCTGCTCTTCTCGCAGTTGTCTGACTGCTGCATATACCTGGTCCCAGGAAGCAACCAAAAGTCCTTCCACAATGCCAGGGTTTACGGTATCATATTCCCAGATAGGGGTTCCTGCCGGGACGTATCCCTTTGCTTCCACAACATTCTGTATTTCCCACTCATCTACCCGGTTATGCTCCATCAAATCCCTGAGTGCTTTAGGAATCCTTGCATCCTGTGCAGGGAATGGTGTCTCTGGTTCTGAGATACTCTTTTCCTGTTCTGGCTCCCTTGATGGTTCTTTCTTTGGTTCTTCTTTTTTGGGCGGCGCTGTCTTTGGTTCCGACACTTCTTTCCCTATTCGTTCCTCAATAATACTCTGGATGATTTCATATTCAAACGGAGTCTCTTCCGGCAGGCCATAACGGTTCTTTGCATCCCAGCATGGATGATGGGACGTATACATTACTCGGCGACCCCCCTGTGCCTTATGTTTTTTCCCTTTTTCATCCACTGCCACAGACAGGGTTTTGTAATTACAAAACAGCAGCATGTCCGCCCATTCTTTTACCAGTGGCGAGGTCTGGGACTGGGTCTTTTTACCCAGTTTCAGTTCCCATCTGTCATAAGCTCCCAGTTCATCCGGCTGCTCAAACTTCCTCAACTGGGCATGGGCAGTTAGGACAACATTTACCCCTGCTTCTATGACTTCGGACAGCTTATTCAGGAACCGTCCAAATTCTTCTTTTACATACACATAGCCATTTCCATACCCGAAATCCTCAATTCCGGATTTATTATGTTTGTTGCAGACTGCTTCAACACACATCTGTTCTGCCCAGTCTATGGTGTCAATCACAAGGGTTTTACAGGTTTCCGGATATGCCTTCACATAAGCAATTTGTTCCAGCAGCATCTGCCAGCTTGTGGGTTTTTCAAACCTGGCAACATCCATGTCTTTTGTGCTTCCTTCGGTATCAATAAATACTGGTTCTGGGAATCTTGCGGCAAAGGTTGACTTCCCAATCCCTTCCGGTCCGTAAATAACTACTTTTTTTGCACCCGGCATCTTTCCTTTTATAATCTTCATTAAAATACACCTGCTTTCCAGTCTTTTTTGATTTCTTTTGGCGGCTCCGCTCCTGTTACACAGCCATCTTCAATAATAATGCTGCACTCATCCCCGGTGGATACCCTGGTAGCAATTGCCTGCAGCCCTTCTGCTTCCAGCCATCCCCCAAACTCTTCAAGAGTTTCCAAATCCATTTGTTCCAGCTTATCCAAAAGGACAAAACCACAGTTCGGATTTAATTTTCTTACAATTGCGGTAGATACTTTCAGACGGTCAGAACCGGACATGTTGTCCCACTTCTGCCCCTTGTAAACCAGCTCCCCTTCTTTTACCGACAGCTCTGGAAGCGGAAGTTCTACGCTATCCAGCAGTTTTGTTTTTTCATCCCTGGTCTGCTCAATTTTTGCGGTCAATTCCTTGTACTGCGCCTGGTATTCCTTGGCATCGTCTTCTGCTTTTTCCTTATCCAGATTTGCCCGTACCTTTCGGTTAATTTCTTCGATACTGGAAATGTTGGCTTCCAGTTCCGTCGTTGATTCATCTTCCAAATCTTTTGCTGACATCTCTGCAATTTCCAAGTCCTGCATTAATTTTTTATGGGCTTCTTTTGCAGCTTCCAAAAGCCCTGTAAGCCTGGTTACTTCTTCATGAGAACGTTTTACATCTGCCCGAATCTGTAAGGCATGGTCACGTTTCCTCTGGTTTTCCCCATTCTTCGCAAGAATTTCCTGCTGCCTTTTAATCAGTTCAGAGGGGGAAACCAGTTCTTTTGGAACGTCTGGATAATAAGGCTGTTCTTTTGCATACTTTTCCTTCTGGTCTGCAATACGCCCAATTGTCAAGCGTTCCTGATAAACTTCTTTCTCCTCTTCCTCCAGTTTTGTCAGTGTATCTCCTATGCCTATGATATTCAGCAGTGTCTTGGCTTTTTCCTTGGCCGGTGCCTCCATGAATTTCGGAAGGTCCAGGGCAAGAGATTCGATAAATTCATTTAACAGCTGCTGCCCTGCCTTCTTTCCATTCGGATCCGTTACTTTTAAAGCACTGTTTTTTCCTTTACGCTCTACAATCAGACCATTATTCATGACAATGCGCAGGTTCGGTGGGACTATAGAACCTTCCCGGACAGCCTGGGATGGTTTAAAACGTTCTCCACCAAGCGCCCAGGCTATGGAATCCAGTACTGATGTTTTCCCCTGGTTATTCTTCCCTCCAATGAGGGTTAATCCATTTTCAGTAGGCTCTATCTTAACTGCCTTGATACGCTTTACATTTTCAATTTCAAGTTTATTAATCTTTAATGACATGGTGCTTTATTTCTCCTTCCGTATTCCTAAAATTGCTTTAAAAACATAGGCTCCTATATCTGTCTTATCCAGAACCATCTGTGTAAGAATCCTTATCTTTTCCGAATCCCGGATAAGCTGCTCATACTCCCTTGCAGAAATGGTAACTATATTATTGTCCATGCTCTTCCTCCATGGGTTCTTGTCCGAACCTTATCTGCTGTGGTTGCACATCACGTTTCCATTTACCAACCGATCCAGTTGGACAATACTCATACCTTGTTTGGCTTTCGGCGTTACGTCTGAAAATTTCATAATCGCCAGCTTTTATATTTAAATACCCATCCTCTGTGCAGTATGCGTCAATCGTCAGTCCTCTTTCCTGTGCAATCCTGGACATCTGCAACGCTGCATTTCGCAGATACACCATAACATCTCCGTCACTCATTTTTTCAAACATCTACTTCTCCTCCCTTCAATCTCAGATAAAAAATCGACAGCAGACTTCCATTGGTCTGTTTCCCGGTATTTGTCAGCCATTTCTCTGTTGTTTCAAGCGGTGCATGGGTAAGTGCACTCTGGAATGCATGCCGGATAGCACGTTCCACCCGTGAGGATGTGGCTGCTCCATATTTTACAGCTATCGCATCATAGAGCCGGCAGACATGAAACCGCAGCTCTTTATCTTTCTCCATAAGCTCCATGGCATCTGCTATATATTCAAATCCCATGGTATTCGCTGAAATCCCAAGTTCCAGCATTGCATTAATTGTTTTATTTCTCATCTTGACTTTTCTCCTTTGTATCCTTTACAATAAGGATGTATTTATTTTTGCGTGTCCGCTTTTGGGTTGCTGCCCGGCGGACTTTTTTAATTTCTTTTCCCACTTCCTGGCATTCTCCAGCAGCTTGTACAGCATTACAAACACCACGCCTGCGCCGAATATCTGCACAAACAGTGGGTCGCTCTCTGGCATTTTAAAAATGGTATTAAATACCAGGACAGTTCCCAAAAGTGCTTCTCCTATGGATTCTCTGTGCATTTTCCTCACCTCACAATCTTCAATCTTTCTTCCTCTGGTATTTCCAGACCATCCATGATTTTCCACAGTTCTCCCAGTGTTGCTGTTTCCGGCATATGAATGCGCTTATGCAGCGTGCTGTATTTCATACCGATTTTCTTTGCCAGTGCTTTCTGGTCTGTATTCTGGCTCAGGATTGCTATTTTCAGAACCTTTGTTACGCTCGCTTCTCTAGCTTGCGTTTCAGTTAAATATACTGCTGGCATGCTGCCACCTCCCTTCTTGTGTTTTTCTGAACGAAAATTAAATCATTCACGCTTCCTTCTTACTCTCACAACACTCTAATCCCTCTACAATTTCTTTAGCCTCTTTAATATTTTGAAACGTTGCTGCTGTTTGAAAGCCGTTATATGTCAGATATTCTAGCGAGAAGTCTCCGATTCCATATAAACTTGAATTTCCTCTGTTTAATCTGCTAGCAAAATCACATGCCTCATTTCCGAATATTTTTTTTGCTGCATATTTAGGAATAACATCTATGTTTCCAACTAAAATACGTTCCTTGTTAAATAATTTTTGTACTTCATCTTTATTAAGCATAATTAAACCTCCTACTCTAAGAAATACTCATTGCCTTTTGCTATTATTTCTCCTATACTTTAATTACCGAGTACCAATCGGAATAATTATGAAAGGAGCAATTACATGCGTTTAGATTTAGATTGTATCCACTCCATACTTGTTTCTCTTGCCGACAATCTACAACCTGATGAATACGGAGATATCTCTCCAATATCATTGTTGCAGGAAGAAAGTATGTTTCTGAACCACTTCCGCAAATTAAGGACTTATCAATGACCGGATACCAGTTCATTGAATCTGTCGGGTCTAAATCTGTATGGGATAAAGTAAAGCCTAAACTATTGGAATTCTCTTTCAACTCACTCTTTACCCTCATTCAAAAGTGTATCGAACTGGGAATTTCCTATATTGGGTAAAATAGTAACGTCCATTTCAAGGAGTAAGGTCGCCTTGTTTTCATTTTCATAATGTGCAAGTTTATACGCTCTTACTCCTTCAAGTGGTTTCCCATCCAGGCACACACCATGCTCATTGATTTCTACTTTATGCAGCATATCTTCCTCACCCACTTTCTACTCTAAGAAATACTCACATCAATGATAATTTCATCTGTTCATACTCCGGCACTTTTACAAAATCTTCTGGAAGCTGAATTCCAAATTGTTCACACTGTATTTTAAAAACTTCAGCAATTTTATGAGGAGCAGAACCCTGTTTTATCATAATCCTTTCAGTCACTCTTCCTAATTCCGCTACGCTAGAAGCAACAATTGGATTTAATGGGCATGGCAACTTTCCATCTTCCATCTCATGAAAACGATTAATATATCGTGCGGTAAATTCTGTTCCTTTTTGCCCAGTCAATTTGTGAGCAATGAATTCACAACCTTTCTTTGTGACTTGGAAACAGGGAAGAACCTTGTTCTGCTCTGTTACATACGTTGTTTCTGCAAAAAAATTGGTGAATCCAATTTTGGCTTCTCCTAACTGGGATATATAATTACGAATATCCCTCAGTAATTTTGAATGGTCTTTATTGACCATTTGCGCTACTTCCATAGAAGTAATTGTTTTCTTAATTAAATCGTTCATACTTCTCCTTTCTTCTTTTCAAGTTAAAACTTTTGAACTTTTAATGTAAAAAAATATTCACTTATATCATTATCAGTAAGCTTTAACAATTCAACTGCTTTGACAATATCTGTTTGTTTCCAAGAAATCTTTCCATTCAGTTTCAAAGAAAGCGTTCTTTCAGACCACTTCATAGCTTTTGCAAACTCGGTTTGACTTCCGAACAATTCAACTATTCGTCCTCTTAATTTATTATAGTTAAAGGACACTCTATCACCTCCGTTTGTTCAATCATTTGAACTATCGTTATCTTACCACGTGTAATCTATCATGTCAACATAAAAATTCAATTTGTTTAACTTTTTATGTTCTATATCTTGAACTTTTATTCAAGATATGATATTATCAATACTACAAGGAGGGCTTTCTTATGAAGATATCAAACACATCGAAGCGACTAAAAGAACTTATGAACAAACAAAACTTAAGACAGGTAGATATTCTTAATTTAACAAAGCCGTATTGCGAACAATATAATGTTAAAATGAATAAATCAGACATTAGCCAATATGTATCCGGAAAAAACGAACCTAGTCAAGATAAGCTTATTATCCTTGGCATGGCATTAAATGTAAATGAGGCTTGGCTCATGGGTTATGATGTGCCTACAGATAAACATACACCAGATGATAGCGATATTGCTAATGTATTTGTTAAGGATTCTTTAGAAACAATTATTGATAAAATGACCGAATTTTCTCTATCAGAGAAAATTCATTTTAAGAAATATCTTCAGTTATTGGAGATTAATAGAAAAAAAGCTGATAATTATATCGATCAACTTCTTTCTATACAGCAAATGGAAAATGATTTAGTGGTTCAAGCAGCCCATGAACGAACCGATATAAATGTTACTGATGAAATGAAAAAGCATGATGATGATATCATGAATAACGATTCCGAATGGGAGTGATATAATTGACCTACGAAGAATTACTAAAAGAAGCAGATAATATGGGCCTTATCGTTAAAGAGAAGCCCTTGCAGTCCGGAGATGGAATGATATTCAAAAATAGAATTGCTGTTCGCAGAAATATTCCTACACAAAAAGAAAAGTCCTGCGTCCTTGCTGAAGAATTAGGACACCACCATACCACTGTCGGGAATATCCTTGACCAGTCCTCTATAAGTAACAGAAGGCAAGAAATTATAGCAAGAACATGGGCATACAATAAAATGATAGGTTTGATTGGGATTATAAGGAGCTATGAACACGGCTGTAGAAACAAACATGAAATATCGGAATATTTGGGAGTGACAGAGGGATTTTTAGACGAAGCTCTGGAACGTTACCGCCAAAAATACGGGGAGCGCGCAATTGTAGATAATTACATAGTTTGTTTCGAGCCTGCGCTTGTTGTAATCAAAATGGGTTAATTCGCCGTAGGCGTTTTAATAAATAACATGCACAAAGGAGATTTAGAAAATGAAAAAGAAGCTTGTAACATTATTACTTGCTGGTGTATTAGCACTTAGTGCTACTGCTTGTACAAGCACCGAAGAAGCAAAAGAAGGAACTAAGACAGAGGCGACAGAAGAAAAAGAAGAAACTCCAGCAGAAACAGAGACCAAAGAATCTTCTGAGGAAGAAACTAAGGAGGAGGTAAAGGAAGATGATGGTATTATTGATTTCACAGCAGAAACTTTTAATGTGAAATATGTAAAACATGAGTTCGGAACAGATTACGAAGGTAATAAGTGCTTATACTATTACTATACCTTTACAAATAACGGAGAAGAAAATGCGACTGCCGG